CTGCACTACCATTAACTGCAACGGTGTAATCTACAACGAAAAATTGTAGATCTTTGCCTATAGATTCTACGTTAATAGCTTCTGTGGCTGGATGAGTTCTTGTAAAAACTGCCATTTTGATTCTCCTAAATTGTTGGGGATAATCCCCTACATGTATTTAGTTCGATTTACTAAAATTATTTAATACTTTTACTATTTTATGGGAGAACCTGGTGCTGTTCTACCAGATTTCATTAATTGCATATATAAATCAGTACTAATAGGTCGACGTACGGCTTGTAATAACCTAGTAATAAGATTTTTTCTATCTTGTCTGTTAGCATATTTTGGAATCCAATCTTGAACTAATCTTCTAGCCCATACTTGATCACCAGATAGGCCTTTGAGGCGCCTTTGCATTAACATTAATAAAGCATTATTATCAACTTCATCTAAATCGCCATCTGCTATACTGCGTAACATACGTTTTAAACGAAGTTCAGGAATAGTAATCTCCCAATCATTAAATAATTTGTCGGCAAATTGACGCTGATTAATTACAAATGTAATAAAATTATATAAATCTGGCATACTTTGTCTATAACCATTAAATGAAGGATTAGCCATAGTATCCCTAGCATAACGCATTGCCGCAGGTTTATCAATATAATATAATAACCGTAACATAATTAAATGATCAAATAACATATCAGCAATAGTACCCACATCGGTACCTTTGATCATATCAAGCCGACGATACATTCTAGATTCTATTATTTCTTGTAAGAATTTCATAGTTCTGGGTTATTCCTTGCAAAATTTTGTTTACTAAATCTTAATCTATCAACTAATTTATGAGAAATTCCGCTGTCATGCGTTACATATCCCTCATGTCCGGGCTCATCAGCAATGTGTGCCTGAATACTTCCACCTGTAGCCTGATCTAGTTGTCTAACCATTCTAGTTTTTATTAATTGTATACTATTATATAGCATGAATACTGTCGCGAGTCCCTGTATGTTTTCCTCTAAAAACTGAGAAATTCTTATTAATTTAGGCTCGCTTACTTTTGCCTCAACCCAACTAATAAATTCATCAGCCATATTATCAAAATTACCTTGACGTACTTTAGCATTACCAAATTGTTTCATTAATTCTGCTAAATTTGTAAGTTTTAATTCACGTAAGGTAGCCGGATTAAGTAATTTATCAATTAATCCACTATTTTTTGCTATAATTTTTTCAATTGCATCTAAATCTTTAGTTGGTATTTTAATTGTAGGTTTTTCTTGTAACTTTGGGCCTAAAATTAAAACAGGACCATCTTTTAATACTGATACATCAGTAAATGGCGTCCCACTATCGCCTGAATCTTTTTTAAATGTGTGAATAACAACACCTGCAACACTATTTTCTATTTTTTTCCCTAATGAAGTGTCACCAGGAATAGAATAAGTTACGGTATTAGGTTGAAATACCCAGTTACCTTTAATATTTTTAGGTTGATCAACATAAAGTAAATCACCATGTATATAACCACGCAATTCTTGTGGGGTCTGTGCTTCTAGTGGTGCCCATAATTTTTTATACATACTAATTAAATCTTTTCTATCACCACCACGTGCCTTCATAATTTTAGCAAGCTCTTGAGAACTACGTGCTTTACCTTGATATCCTTTAGCAATAAATCCTGACTTATCTGTTAACACAAATTCACCGTTTTCGTTTCTGCCAAATATAATTGCTGGCTTACCATCCCATTTAATTGTAATATTTTCTGCTGTTTTGGGTAGATTTTTTAACATATTAATTGCTCGAAGTGCACCGCGTGAACCTTCTGCAAATATTAAATCTTCAGGGTGTTCAATTCTTGCGGCTTCAACAATTACTTGCATGCCTTGGTTAACAATACGATCACGCATACGAGATATAAAATCATATTCAGTAAGTTCAAGCTGAATACCTTGTTTAGCAAAGGCTTCTCTAGCATCTTTTACTAATTCTTGATAACTTGGTAAATCTCTAATTTTATTTAAAATACTTTCAACACTTCCTAAATCACTAGCCTTTCCGTGAAATAAAATATTAGCAATTTTATCTGGGTTTTTTGAAATTACTTTATCTGTGGCTCTATCTACTAAACCTAATTTAGGTGACCATTTCATATTAAAGAATTTAGCAATACTTGCCATTAAAATATTTCTATGTGCACCTTTAAAACGAGATCCTTCTGGTGCACCACTGAAAAAGAAATTTTGCCATTTTGGTTCACCAAACATAAAGTCGGTCTGTACATAACCATTAGCAGGATCACCTAAAATTGGTGTTTTGTAATGTACATTATCACCGCTAAGTTTAATATCATCTGATTTTACACCTTTACTTAAAAGTATTTTTTTAAAATCATCTTTTGAAATTTTACTAACATCAATGGCTACATCTAAATCACCACTGGTTTCTGCTCGACCTGTTGTTCCTAACATATTTTTAGCTAAAGATAATCCGGTTAGTTGTTCTAACCATTGTATTGTAGGGACAACATTTTCTCTATCTATGCGACCTGTTGCGGGCATGCCATGGCGATTTTTAAATACGTTGCCACCTTCGAGAATTTCCATAGAATTTAACCCTTTTGCTTGGCTAGCATGTCTTTACCAGCCGGAGTAAGAGTAATGAACCCTTTTTTCTCCGCGTGTGTCAGTGTGTTCCAAACTTGGTCTCTGGTATCTTTTTGCTGACGACTCATATTTGTAGGATCTAGTGCGGAACTTTGTTGAGAAAGTGCAACTAACTTTACCCATTGTTCTTCGTTTTTATCATCAGGACTCATTGATTTAATTGTCTGGTCAACTGCTGATTTAATATTTTTGTTCGAAAGACCATCTATATTTTGCATAAAAACTTTATTTGAGGCAAAATCTTTTGCGTAGGCTTGAAAGTTTTCATTATCCTTGGCATCTGCGTCACCATCGCCATCAATATCACCTGGTTTTGGTGGTGTATCGGCGGCTTTTCTTGCGGCAAGAGTAGCCATATCTTGTCCGACTTGTTTAATTCCTTTCTTGATTGCTGACCCGGCTCTTTTAGCACCTGCTACACCTGCGGCACCTGCGGCTTTAGCCCTTGCTACACCTGCTCTTCCTGCGGCTTTAGCACCTGCTACACCTGCTCTTCCTACGGCTTTAGCCCCTGCTCCTATGGCTCTACCTGCGGCTTTAGCACCTGCTCCTACTGCGGAACCAACAGCTCTAGCCCCTGCTCCTAGTCCAGATCCAATTGCGGCAAGTGCTGGAAGTAGTTCTTGTAATACTACTTCTTCTATTATTTGTTGCTCTTCTTCTTCTGTCAATTGAATTTTACCTAATTTTTCAAGTGATTCTGCTGGTTGAGCATCTAACTCTTTCTTCGATGCGCCATATGTTTGCTGGGCCTGTTGTGCAACAGTCTTCATATGTTTTTGAAAATGCTTGGCAACCTTCTTTCCAACGGCTATTACTTTTCTATCGTTAAGATAATTACCGAGATTACCACTCGTAAATAGAGCTCCTAATGCTTTTAATCCGACTACTTCTAAAGTGATTGGTTTTGGTTCAACAATTTCGTTAATCTTCATTTTTTCGCCTTAATGACCTAGTAAATTTGCCAGGATCTCTATTTTTAATAGCATTAATAAATTTTCTTTGTAAATCTTCTGCTGATTCTGAAGAATATAATTTATCTATTGTTTCTAGTAGGTGAATTGAGCTTTGCAAAATATTGCTGGCTCGAGACTCGATTAAATGAGATTTATCCTTAGTAACGTATATTGATTCTAATTCTTCTAAAATACTATGAGTCTTTTTCTGCATATAATTTTCCTACTTGATAGTATTTATCGTCGATGGCCACAGATAGGTAATTCAAAGGCACCTCAAAGGCCTAACTTGATTTAATTTGATTTAATAAATTTTTAAGTTTTGTACTTTGGACTTCTGAAACAACCTTAGCTGTTTCTTGAGGTGTGTCTTCTTTTATTTTTCCGGTGGTTTTAATAGACGATAACGCATCTACTGTTGCAGATGGAACTGTTGCATGGGCTGTTACTTCTCTGTGAGCACCTTGTGTACTCTCTTCTTCATCCAAATCGGCTATACGTAGTGTATATAAATTGAATTCTAGGTCAACTTTTGTGCCTACACCAGCACTAGATCTAGTTTTCATTAACTGTATCTGATATCTACCACGTTCACGCATAGCACGTGATGTAAATATACCAAATACATTATCTGCTGTATTAATCTTACTCAAACCACCTGCAATATGACTATGATCAAATTCTACTTCTTCTACTGCACTTCTATTCAACTGTGATGCTGTTACAAATACTACATCAAGTTCTTTAGCTAGGTTACGCAATTCTTCTGAAACATATTTGTCTTTAATAAATAAATCATTGGGGGACACCTTGGCACTTACCGGCATAAGTAGATCTAAATAATCTACACATAAAAAATCTATTTTTGAATTTGTTTGTATTTCAAGTTCTTTAAGATACGCTCTAATATCATTTACAGTACTCTGTGCATTCATATATTTAATTCTTAAGTTACCTGCTTTTTTACCCATTAATTTTATTTTCATTTCAACATCATCAAGATTTTTAAATATTTGTTTAGTTTCAATATTTGCAATCATACTATCAAGTCTCATTGCACAAAGACCTTCACTTAATTCTAATGTTATATAACAACCATTTAATCCTTGCTGTATCCAATTTACAGACAAATTTTGCATAAACAAACTTTTACCACTACCACTAGCACCAGCAAATATTTGTAACTCACCTTTATTAAAACCACCATACAATGGTTTATCTAACATAGGCCAACCTGTACTTACTTGTCCATTTTGAGATTTTAGATACATAAGTCGTTCTTTAGGTGCATCAAAATAATCAATACCCATATCTTTAGTTAAACTAATTTGTACAGCATCTCTAATAATTTTTTCTACAGGATCATAATCGCCTGCTTCTAATAAATCTGCTGACTCTAAAATGGCACGTTCTAATTCTTGACGTCTAGTAAAACCTTCAAATTCTGCAAGAAACCAATCATAATGATTTTCTTTTAAATCTGGTACATGATTAAATGTTTGCTTAGATACAGCTTTTACCTGTTCAAATGTTGGTAATGTACCATGTTTATCTGTGTGTTCTTGAATAAAAGTAGCCGATTTTTGCAAACTTCTATCAAAATTTTCTGGATTAAAAATATTCTGTACACGCACATAACTTTGCGAATCTTGAAGCATCATCTCCAAGAATAGTTTTTGCATTTCTAATGTATATTCTGTTGCCATTTTATTCTCTTAGTTAATTTTCTTTTTGCCAATTCAATCTTAATTTTGCTGGTTTCCTTGGCTTGTATAATAGTTATTAAAGTGCCTAACCTACCATAACGTTTCACTGCATCATTAACATCTTTAATATCCTCTGCCCAATTTGGTATACTAACTGACCAGCCCAATTTTATTGCACGATTAATTAATTCCAAACCAGACTTATCCTGATCTGGCACTACTACAATGTCACGCTGTAATTGTTTAATAACCTTTACTTGTTTTTCACTAATTGTATTATGTAATACTGCCAATGCATTTATACTCAAAGCATCAAACAATCCTTCTACTACTATGCATTGAGTCCAATGATCCTGTTGCAAATCAACACCAAATACATATCCAGGTTGTTGTTCATTAATATATTTTGGAGTACGATTATCTAAAAATCTAGCACTCCAACCTACAACCAATCCATCATATGTATATGGTACTACAATTCTATTATTCTTTCTTCCTTTTTCATTCGGACTTATCATAAAAGGATAGCTATCAGGGTCAATTGATCTAGACTGTAAGTACTCTTTAAACTTATTGTCCGTTGATTTAAGCAACTCTAGCTCATCGGGTAAGGTCTTTGAATTAAATTTTATTTTATCTTGCTTAGGTTCGTTTTTATCTTCTAATAGTTGAACAATATCTTTATGTTTAAGACTTTCTAAATTAATGGCACCAATAGTACCACTATCAACACCTAACCAATCTAATAATTTTCTTGCACGAAAACCTAAAGTTCGGCCCAATTTAAAACTAGCCTTATAACCACAATTAAAACAATGATAACTCCAATTATGTCCATCAACCTTAATACCACCACGTGATCTTTTATCTTTGGTTTCTCCATTGTGAGTACAACATACAGCATTAAAGCTAACCCAACCACTCGGAGACGTTTTTTTACGTGCAGGTAATATAGTCAAGATGTCAAACATTATGTAAGTATAGCAAATTCTATTTCATTAATCAAGTATTTTGAAATTTTTAAGTGTCCTTTTTCGTTTGGATGACCACCAGGAGCCTTTGGTACTTTTGCAATGCCTTGTATATTTTTATTTGGGCATAATAATGTAGGTACTTCTATATTAGCCGGTGGTGCAAATATATTAAATTGATAAAGATTTAAACTATGCGTAGTAGCAATACCATTAAAAAAATATAATGTTTGTTGATAATTTAATTTACTAACTTCATTACATTGACTTAATGTTATATATTTTTTACTAAAATCGCTCCATTCTTCTGGTACAATACTAGAACCAAAATCTACCCAACTACTATGAATATATCTATTCCATTTCGGATCTTTTCCTTGTACAACATGATCGGGATTATACCAACTTTCACGATCACTACTAGTTAGACCAATTAAAATTAAACTATCAGTTTGAAATTTACCATTCTCTAACCACCAAAGAAAACTCCAAATAGTAGATCGCAAACTAGCACCTGGGTGGCCAAAATTTTCTAAAGGTACATTATAATTGTCAGCGATAATTCCAGAAAAACAATTTTTTAATCTATAAGAATCATTTTGAAAGTTGTGTGTGGTAACATCTGGAAGAACTTTTTTTAGATCGGGGTTTATTAATTCATCACCATAGACCCAACTATCACCAAAAGATACTACTTGTTTTATCGAACGCATTTACCTAACTGTAAGACTAGTAATACTTCCTGATGTTTTTTCGATGTATACTTTTAATTTTGGATGGTATCCAGAAATATTAATAGACCCGGTTGTACTTGATGCTGTTAATGCAACTGCGGTTGCCGCAGTATACCATTGTCCTGAATCATCAACAGCCCCTTGTACTGTAAGATTTCCTGTAAAAGCACTCGGAACATATTGTAATGTTTGTAAATCGCCATCGGCTTCCCAAGTACTAGAGCTAAAAGTAAGAGAATTAGCAACACCAGTGGGTATTGTAACAGATTCGCTTTCCGTGTGTTTTGGCATTAAAGAATCTTGAATTTCTATTACACCACGTCCACTATTATTATCATCAACAAAAGCTAAATCGTATTGACTACTACTTGTTGTAAGTTTTTCTATAGAATAACTTGCACGTTGGACATCTATTGTATTTAAGTCTTGTTCTGTAATAGTTACTTTAGCTTTACCATTAGTCGCATCTGTTGCTACCATGGTTTTTTCTAATAATAAATTTTCGCCTTCGCTGTCAATTAATCGCCATGTAAATGTTGCTGAACTAATATCAACCTTCTTTTGGTCTTGATTAATAAATGTAAAATTAAGGACATTATCTGTACCTTTTGATATCTTTAAATTCTTTGAATACACTGGTTGCCACCTCACTGTTGCTGTGTCACTACTAGTATCATTTAATAATACCGTTTGTGTCTGATCATATAAATATATTTGCGTTGAAAACATAATTGTATTTATATGGCTAATGACTTCTTTTATCAATTATCTGAAAAGTACCCGTTCGTAACGGTGTGCATGTATGCCAATGTCGAATATGTTGGAATAATTCAGAACCAGGATGCTATCGTAACCACGTTTTACGATTATGGGCGTATCATTGACCCTATACTCAAACGTCGCTTTGTTGAATTAGCTAATGTTTGGTGGTGGGAATCTAATAGATCCATACCAATCAATATATTTTTACGTGATGAATGGGTTAAATTTAAACCATATCTACAAACATTTATTAATAAAGATTTAGAAATATTATATGGTCCTTGCACTAGTTTATCCGAGTTAACTAAAAAACGCACCAAACGCAAATCTATCACACTTGTCCGCCGAGTTGACTAAGATATTTTCTTAATTTTATTTCTGTAGTTTGAGGATATTCATCATATAATTTCCAAAATCTTTCCTGATTTTCTCTACATATTGGATTAACATTTTTTAAAAAATTTACCAAATTACGATCATAAACTAACCTATCAATTTCTCTGACTACTGCCGAAGTACGCGATTTCCAATCATTATGTATAGAAAAAACTTCATCTATATACGGTTCAAATGTTTGGAATATTTTCCGAAGATCAGGATAATAATTTTTACTAGCTAATATCATAAATGGATGACCCATAATTATAGGTTTATATACTTTTTCTGTAAAAAAACTATATCTATGTTTTATTGTTGATTCTGCGATTACACTAAAATATGTATTATCATATTGTTTAGGTACAGCGGGTCCGGCTAACCATTGATCCCATTCCATTAATCTTAATGATATATTTTCACTACTATTAAGTTCTGGCATATCAAATTCTTTAGGAAGTCGTACTATTTCGCCAGTCTCAGAATTATTTAATAAAAGATTGGACCATAAGGCATTATCTAATAAATTAAAAGAGTCTAAATATTCTAGTAACTTTGTTCTATGTGGTCTTGGTCTATTATTTAGACAAAGAAATGTATAAGGTTTTTCAGTAATTTTTATTTTATAATCTCTATTATGTAAATTTGCTTGACCAGTTTTATATAAGAAATAATTGATATTAAGAGCAGTACATTGTTCGGGGGCCTCACCAGAACAAATTACAGGGCAATCGCCTCTTAATACTGATTTTAAAAATCCAAAATCATATAATAATCTAATTAACGTGCTAGATCCTTCATAAAGATTTTCCAAAACTATTTTAAAT